AAACTTTATCATTGAAACGAAAGAATTATCTAATGGCTAGACACGAAAATGAGAAGTTGGATTTTCAAGCCCCAAGTCCAGTTGTTACTGAGGTTACATATTTTACAGAAGGTGGAAATTCTGTAAAAAAAGACAGTAATAAAAGCTATGCTAAACTAGTAAATAAAACCAACGTAGGTACGGAAGACAACACCAAGTCGACTACGTACTATATTAAATTTGGACGCGGAAGAATATTTGACCCTTGGGGGACTTATGCCGATAGAACAAGAACCGGGGATTGGGACTGGAGAAAGGTTAGCTCTATAGTATTTGAACAGTATTGCAAATATCTCAAAACGAGGTCTACTAGACATTTAACTCAGGCAGAAAGGATGATAATAGATGGTAACCAAAAATAAAGGACCGCTGACCAAAGTAGAAAAGTTTTATATCGACAATAATCAGAATCAACCGGTTAAAGAACTGGCTACAGATCTGTCGAGAACAGAAAAAACTATTCAGAAATATCTTGATGCGCTCAGTCCTGACGACACCGAACATATTGCAAAATCTAAATCTGACACTCCAAGCGTTGGAGATATGATGATTAAAAATGAGAAATATGGCGTGTCTGTTATGACACAAGAAGCCTCCATGGCGGGAGAGACGCCATCGCAGCAAAAGAATAAGTTTGACCCAAACGTGGTGCATAAAATAAAGGACGATTGATGGTCTTTATATGTACAGAGCCAGATTTGTATACAGCTAGCTTATTTGAGAAGGGCACCGTTTGGGTGGCCACTTTGTCGGATGGTTTAATTGTATACCAAGACGACGAAAGAGAAGGGGTAGAGCCAGAAAGCGCTTGGGAGCGCTTGGGTATCCACTGTGAAAAAACCGGCGTTTATGTTGTGGATATGTATATACAGAACGGGACAAACAAAGTAGAGATTGGTAAGAATTACGACGGATATTATTTTTGCAAAGGCGCTGGGGGTTTCTTGTATGGTGGAGGACTAACTCATCATTCATATATTTGCGGAGTTTTGGAAAAAGATATTTTACTTATTTCCGCTTACAATGTTCCAGAATTAACAACGCAATTCACAGAGACTAGAGATCCAGACGAAAACACAATTTGCTTGATAGCCAGACAGGGTGTACTAAGTGACGAGAAAAAGAAGTGACAAAAGCAAATATAAATCCCCGTCCACTGGAGAATATTGCACGGCAGCACAGTACATAGCTGAAATAGTCTGCCAAAGACAGGCAGAGAAGGACAATGTTGGAACCCCTGCCTATAAATTTTGGAACACAGAAAAATGGAAAAAATCCTACACTCATCAAATCATTCTGGCCAACCGCCTTGTCAAAAAACATGACGAGAGAGCAATCATAAAGGCTCTGAACAGCGGCAGAGGGAAGTCTATATATTCTCTAAGATTCCCCGGACTAGAAGATCTAATCATAAAAGAAGAACAAGTTCTACAACGATCAGACGCACAAGGCTCTATTAGCGTAGAAGATATAGAAACAGATAGTAAGCCAAGAAAGCCCTTTGGAAGCAAGAGCACTATTTCCAAACTAAGAGACTTAGACCAATGAATGAATATTACGACAAGGTAGAAAAAGATATCGTTAAAAAGTATGGCGAGATTATGATTGATTCTAATCTTGTTATAGAAGAAGATATTTTCACCATCCCTGTCAGTCCTGCAATAGACATTGGGTTGAACGGAGGAATCCCAGAAGGTAGCTGGGTTATTCTGTCTGGCGCGCCAAAATGCGGGAAGACCACGACGGCTTTGCAAATAGCTGCGAACTGCCAAACCGAAGAAGCTGGCGGGAGGATGGTATACTATTTAAACGCCGAGGGCAGATTCAAAAAAATGAACCTAAGCGGTGTAGAGGGGTTAAATCCTGACAAGTTAAAACTAATACAGTCCACTCAGGGCAACATCTTAACAGCAGAAGACTTCTTGACTATCGCAACCAACATCATCAAGGACCATCCGGGCTGCGTAGTAATAATAGATTCCGCCTCTGCTTTGTCTCCAGAAAAAGAGATGCTCAACGAGATCAACGGTCAAACCAGAGCGGGTACTCCCAAACTATTATCTTCGTTTTGCAAACAAATGGGAACCGTTGTTCCTATTCAAAACACCATCATTATTATTATCCAACACTTAATCGCCAATACCAGTGGATATGGAAAAGCTTATATTGAAGATGGTGGACAGAAAATCAAATACCAGTCTGACATCAAGCTAAGAGCCAAGGGGGTCAAGAAATGGAATGTTGGAAACTCCGACGCTCCAATTGGACAGATAATTTCTTGGACCGTAGAGCATTCTGCCTTGGGTCCACCGGGAGCAGTAGTAGATAGCTATCTTAGATATGGCAAAGGTATTGATAGTGTTTGTGAGTGGATCAATTTAGGAGCAGATTTTGGGCTGATTTCTAAAGCTGGAGCTTGGTTTACGTGTAACTTTATGGAGAACCACGAAGAAGAAGCCAAGGCTATGGACTTTGATCCCACTACTAAATTTCAAGGACAGGAGAAGTTATATCAATTCCTGCAAAGAAATCCCGATCTGTTAAAATTACTAGAATCTGACATTAAAGCCATGCTATGAAAATAACTGGATTAGACGGCAAAACTTACACATGGAACCTTGCCAATCATGTTCCATACAAAGACGACAGTAGGCCACGCTCACAACATCATGTACGCGCAAAAGCCCTCTTGACTCGGGAGTTTCCCTACGATAGAATATTGGAGGAGGTTCCCCTGCCGGGGTGCGGCCTTTTCGCGGATTTCTATATCCCCAAGAGAACACTAATGATTGAGGTTCATGGATCTCAGCATTATGAGTTCAATTCGTTTTTCTTTAAGAGCAAGGCCGACTTTTATAAAGCTCAGGCGAGAGACAGACAAAAGGCTAATTGGGCTAGCATAAACAACATCACGTTCATAGAACTACCACACACAGAGAGTGACGATGAGTGGAGAACCAGAATCTTCGATGACAGCTAAAGACAAGCTATCTCGCTTTGAACAACTAATTGATGACTATTTAGCCAAGCGCGGAATACATAAGGTTGAATATAATGAAGAAGCCCTCAGAGTATTACAAATGAAAAGCTTTGAGCTTAAGGCTCTTACGAGTGCGGAGTGTGGAGAGCTAGCTTTTTCCCTAGCTCAATATTCTCTATATATGCAGCAACAAATAAATGAACAGACGGCCAGAATAAATTGGGCTAAAAACAACATTAAGAATATTATAGCACAAAACTCAGGACAGTTTGATCGTTATATGAAATACGAAGAGAAAGAGCACGCAGTTGTTATTAGTAATGAACACGCACTTAAGCTAAACGAAATACTATCTTATGCCCAAGCAGTGTCAGACAGATTGTCATATATGTCTGGTAGGATACAATCAATGAGCAACGCTCTTATAGAACTACAAAGAAGCAAACGGAGGGTAGATAATGCCACCTAAGTGGATGGACGCCATAAAGACATTTACAGACGGTGTGAAACAAGGAGTGCTAACAAACGATATTGAATTAATCAAAGACAGTCTTGAGGAATTTATGGGGGAAGAATTGGCGGGAATGAGCGTAAAGGAGATTGAGAAAGAGTCTGACGGCGAAAAAGAGGTAGGCGAGACGATAAAAAAAGATACGGATGATTTTACCATGCCGGTGTCAGACGATGTTGAAAACTCCAGACAGCGCCTCACAAAAGGAGAGCCTCTAAATTTGAAAAGTAGAAAAAACCAGTTTAATGATGATGGCACTATAGGAGTGGAAGAAGCTGGAGCAAGCCTGATTGATGACTCGGCAACAAAGCCCGTTGAGCGGTCGAGAAAACCATCCGAAGGGCTAATGAGCATCACCTGCCATCTGTGCGGTAAATCAGATATGATTCCGCCATCCCTCAAAAGAGAGCACTATAGATGCAGCGCTTGTTGCAAAGGTTAAAAAAAGTATGAATCAAATACTCAGTGACACTGCGGCGGAAAGGGCCGTGTTATCAGGAGTATGTCAATATGGCTCACAAGCGTTTGTAGATGTAGACGACGTAATAACAGCTAATACTTTTGTTCATGAGTCTAACCAAATAATCTACAAATGCCTTAGTAAGATTCTTGAAAGTAGCGATCAGGTTGACATATCGTCCATTCTTTCTAGCGCAACAGAACTGAACTTTCATGAGATTTTGAACTCTAAAAAAGAGCTTGAATATCTAAGATCTGTTTTTAATTTTCCGATACATCTTGAAAACGTGCGAAAGCACGCAGTCAAGATAAGAAAACTAGAATTTGCCAGAACCGTACAAAAAAATATAAAGCAAGCATATACTAGCCTGTCTGAAATTACTGGAGAAGAAACAGTAAATGAAATTATTTCGCTTGCTGAAAATCCCATCTTTGAGCTTTCTAACTCCATAAAACAGGGAGGGGATGATCGCCCAGCCGCCCTTGGAGACGACGTTGAGGATTACATTCAACATCTAGAAGATAACCCAGTGGATATACTGGGCATCAGCAGTGGATATCAACGATATGATACTGCTATAGGAGGAGGATTTAGAAGAAAGTGTGTCGACCTTATAGCCGCTAGGCCAAAGGTGGGAAAAAGCATGTTTGGAGATAATGTTGCCCTGCATGTCTCCAAAGAGCTTAATATACCAGTTCTTATGTTAGACACAGAAATGTCTAAAGAGGATCATGTCAATCGTATTATTTCAAATATAAGTAAAGTTCCCATAAATACAATATCCACGGGAAAATTTGCCAATAGCGCTATAGAAAAAGAAAAAATACACAAGGCCTCTGAAGCTTTAAAAGATGTGCCTTATGACTACATCAGCATCGCCGGAAAACCTTTTGAAGAAACCCTCTCCGTGATGAGAAGGTGGATTGCTCAAAAAGTAGGGTTTGATGAAAATGGAAGAACTAACGACTGCCTGATTGTGTATGATTATTTGAAGCTGATGACCTCGGATAATATGTCTTCTGGCCTACAAGAATTCCAAGTTCTTGGTTTTCAAATTACCTCTCTACACAACTTCTGTGTTCAATATGATTGTCCGTGTCTGTCGTTTGTGCAGCTAAACAGAGACGGCATAACTAAAGAATCGACTGATGTCGTTAGCGGCTCCGATAGGCTTATATGGCTGTGTACCAGCTTCTCCATTTTCAAAAATAAATCAGAAGAAGAAGTTGCAGAAGACGGAGAAGACAATGGAAATAAAAAATTAGTCCCATTGGTTTCTAGACACGGGGCGGGTTTGAGCGATGGAGATTATATAAATATGTCCATGAAAGGGGATGTGTCCAAGATAGATGAAGGTTGCACTAGAAACGAATTGAAAAAAGGCAATAAGAAGCAAGACCAAGGGTTTATTGTAGATGAAAACGACAACGAACAAATTCCATTCGCAACATAATACTGACAGAAGAAAAATAACGGCTATTTCAAATGGCTTGGTAGAACGTATAACCGACCTATTGTCGTATTTTGAGATAGAATACGAACAATTTGATAATAGAGTTACATTTGCCTGTCCTGTACACGGTGGGGACAACCCCACAGCCGTAAGTATATTCACGACCGGGGATTCGATTATTGGAAATTGGCAATGCTTTACTCACCATTGCGAAACTGAATACAAGCAAGACATACTAGGATTCTTGCAGGGTGTATTAAGTTCTACTACAGAAGAAGATGTAACCTTTGGTCAAACAATTAAATTCGCCTGTGACTTTCTACAGTCTTCTTTCGATAATCTTGAGAAGTATGAAGCCAATATTGTTACTTTTACAGAATTGGCAAATAAAGTTTTTGAGAAAAAAATAGAGTATAGAGAAGGTATAAGCAGAGAGGAAATAAGGAGTAGGATACAAATACCAGCGCCTTATTACATTAGTAGAGGCTTTTTATCTGAAACATTAGAAAAGTTTGACGTTGGGTTATGTACAACACCAAACAAGCCAATGTCCAACAGGATCGTTGTCCCTGTGTATGATAACAATCATCAACACATGATAGGATGTGTGGGCAGGGCTACAAGCCCTAATATTAATCCCAAGTGGTTAAATAGCAAGGGTTTCAATTCTGGCGCTTCTCTATATAATTATTGGCATGCTAAAGATCACATTCTGGAAAGCAGTACGGCTATTTTGGTTGAGGGACAAGGAGATGTGTGGAGATTGGACGAGGCTGGTATATATAATGTAGTGGGAATGTTTGGCTGCTCATTAGCAGAACAACAGCGACTTATTCTAGAGAGGTCTGGAGCCTTGAAGCTGGTCATTATGACCGATTCGGACGAGGCCGGTACGCACGCGAGAGAGAAAATCGCTAAGCAGTGTGAAAGAATGTACAATATTCAATTCGTTGATCTCCCACAAAAAGACGTAGGCGATATGAGTGTAGAAGAAATCAAGACTTACGTAAGGCCGCAGTTATAAAAAAGTAAATGGCTACGAAAATAAATCATACATGCAATGAGTATTACCTTAGAGACCAAACTCTAGAATGGTTGGGGTTTGACAGTTATAAACAGTACCTACGAAGCTCCTTGTGGAAAGATATAAGATCCCGGCTGATTAAAGATGAAGGTAACGAATGTGTTGCTTGTGGTGCAAAACCTTTAAAGAGCAAACAAGCCCAAATACACCACTACCACTACGATGAATCAAACCTATCTGGAAAAAGCTTAGATGGCTTATTAGTCCTGTGTAAAAGCTGTCATGTCAGGATCGAATTTTTCGGAAAAGGGGTGAAAAGAACTTTAGCCCAAGCGAATGGTGTTCTTAGTTCTATAATAGCAGATCGAGCTACGGAAAAGAAGCACAAGAGAAGACCTCACAGAACCAGACAACAACAAGACGAAATAAAAGCACGCAACAAGAAAAAAAATAAACGGGAACGGAGAAAAAAAGGAAAGGGATACAACAATCCAAAAAAACTTGAGGAATATAAGAACAGTGAAAGAAGAGCGGTACAGGCCGCGCGTCACGAAGCTTTGAATGAAGAAATGCAACAGAAAATTGACTTGGAAGATTTTAAAGAAGAAACCCGAAAAAAGTAAAACATATGTCTAGGCTTGACATGGGGCTACAATTCACGGCTAGAACTGCCGCGCTAGTGTTTATGTGGGCGGCATTGATTTCAGCTATCATAGAGGGCTTTAAACCAGCGTTTTTAACCGAGCTTCTGCTATGGGTGTCTCTCAATTGCTTTATCTGGTACGACATCCGAAAAGGAAGATAAAATGTCTCAAAAAATCCTAGCCATCAGCGGTCATAAAAGAGCCGGTAAAACCACATGTATAAACTTCCTGCATGGCTATGAGTTGCAGAGAAATCAAGTAATTGAAAAGTTTCTCTTAGATGACAGAGGCCAGTTGTCTGTAAACGCTACGTTTATGGATGAGAAGGGCGAAGAAATTCAACAGATGGGAGTACTAGATCTCAACAATAGAGAACCCAGATTTGTTCAATACTGCTCTATGAATGTGTGGCCTTTTGTTAAAGCCTATAACTTTGCTGATTCTCTAAAGTCTATAGCCATTAATTTTTTCGGACTAAAATACGAACAATGCTATGGGTCTGAAAAACAAAAGAATACTCCATCTCCGATTAAAGATTTTACAGCCAGAGAGTTTCTTCAATACTTTGGTACTGATGTTTGCAGATCGCTCAAAGAAGACGTATGGGTGGATTTTTGCATCAATCAAATTCAATCAGAACAGAGCGCTCTGGCTCTTGTGGGAGACTGTAGGTTTCCAGACGAGGTAGAAGCGATACAAGAGGCTGGCGGCAAAGTAATTCGCCTTACCAGAGCGCCCCATGACGATTCTCACGCTAGTGAAATTGCTCTCGATACTTACGAGGGGTTTGACGCCGTAATCGATAACCAAGACATGGCCATTGAAGAACAGTCAAAGGAGCTACTAAACATTCTCGCAGGATGGGGATGGCTAGAGCCTGTATGAAAGTTAAGCTTATTTCCATTACTCCTGACGCAGAAGAAACCATTGGTTACTGCGCCAGAGTGAGCAACCCTAAAAATCAAGACAACCCAGAGGTGTCTGGTTTACTTAAGTTCTGTATCAAACATGGACACTGGTCTATTTTTGAAATGGCAAACATGGTTGTTGAAATCAACACAACTAGAGGAATAGCTGCTCAAATCCTCAGACATCGCAGCTTCTCTTTTCAGGAATTCAGTCAAAGATACGCAAAGGCGCAGGGGTTTGAATATGTCAAGCCAAGAAGACAAGACACCAAGAACAGGCAAAACTCTTTTGACGATCTGTCTGAAAATACCAAGACTTGGTTTGAATACACACATCAAAGAATACAAGATGCAACACACGACTTGTACGAAGAAGCATTAGAGAGAGGGATAGCCAAAGAAAGCGCTAGATTTTTATTGCCGTTGAGCACCAAGACTCGCATGTATATGAATGGAACAGTTAGAAGCTGGATTCATTATATAAAACTGCGAACAGACCTATCAACTCAGAAAGAGCATCAGGACATTGCAAATGAAATCAAGGGCCTCTTTAGGGAAGAATTCCCAATCATATCAGAAGCCTTGGAGTGGAATAAATGCTCGTAGCTTATATACGAAGTTCGTCATATAATAGTTATGATTACTGTCAGCAGCAGTATTACATAAATTATGTCTTGGGTTTCCCCTCAACGTCAGGTAAAAAAGCCCAGCAGGGAACCATCGTCCATAAGGTGATGGAGTGTCTGGCGTCGTGCAAAAAAAGGCTCCAGAGCCTTCCAGAGTCTGGGCTTATGAGCGTCACAGACGACGCACTTGGAAGGATTACATTCACTAGTAGCAAACTATACTCAGAAGAGTTTGTTAACAAAATAGTAGATAAAAGTTTCGAACACTACACCTCCAACTGCGTCCATGAATATACAGACAAAGAAAAAAACGAATGCCGCAAATGGACGTGGCTGGGTCTGCATTATAATGATGGTCAGTTTGACCCCAGAAACAGAAAGATTGTAGACACTGAGCCTCACTTCGACATAGAGATAGATGAGCCTTGGGCAGAGTACGACTACACTCTTGATGACGGCACAAAGTTAAAGGGTAAGCTGGCCATAAAAGGAACTATAGATTTAGTTACAGAAGCCGAAGACGGAGTTATAGAAGTTGTAGATTGGAAGACTGGTAGAAGAATTAATTGGGCCACAGGCGAAGAAAAGGACTATAATAAATTAGAGAGTGACCCGCAATTGCTTCTCTATTACTACGCCATATCCAAGCTGTATCCTGATTACGATCAGGCGATAATGACCATTTTCTATGTAAAAGATGGAGGACCATTTTCTCTGTGCTTTGATGATGGGTCTAAAGAATTATTTCTTAAGATGCTCAGAAAAAGATTTAACGAAATCAAGAACAATAAAAGCCCTAAATTATTGTCACAGAGCCAGTCGCATTGGAAGTGCACTAAGCTTTGCGATTATTATAAGAATAACTGGGAAGGTACAGATACCAACATCTGTAGATATGTGCAAGATCATATCAAAAAGAATGGTATTGAAAGGACAAGCGCAGAGTGTACCAAACCAGACTTCAATATAGGGTATTATGATGCTCCCGGTTAAATACTTTACAAACGACGAAGTAGCGCAGATACTATCAGTTCCAGAATGCATAGAAGTTGTTGAAGACTTATTTATAAACATTGAAAACACACAGATGCCGCCAAAAGTGTATATGGACATACCTAATGGCGATTTCAGATCTATGCCAGCGGTTGTAGGAGATACGGCGGGGATTAAATGGTGTGGAGTACACCTAGACGAAACAGGAACAAAGCGCAAAATTAACATATTCGCTAAGGTTCTTATAAACGATGTGGCTTCTGGAAAACTATTAGCAATCTTAGACGGAGAAACTCTTACCGCCATTCGTACCGCCGCAGTGACTGGAGTGGCAACCAGATACTTATCCCCCAAGTATTCCAAAAAAGCAGCGTTTATCGGCTGCGGAAATCAAACACTCAGGCAGATAGAAGCGGTCCTTGCCGTAAGAGACATTGAGGTTGTTCGATTATTTGACCTCAGTGAAGAACGAGCAAATAAGTTAAAAGATGAATTGAATTATTTAGAAGTTAGGCAGGGAAGCCCTGTAGAAATAGAAGTTCATAATGATCTTGAAAATTGTTTGTGGGACGTGGATATAATTACAACGCTAACCCCTTCACGTCAACCATTTATTGAGTATAGATATCTCAAACCTGTAGTTCATATTAATGCTGTTGGAGCAGACGCAGAAGGAAAAAGAGAACTGCATCCGTGCGTTCTTGAAAATGTTGATCTAGTTGCGTATGATGAGTGGGCACAGTGCTCCCATTCTGGAGAAATACAGTATGCTAAAAAGAATAAGATTTCTCAAATATGGTGTCCGATAGCAGAAGTGATTCAGGGCAGGGTAGAAACTAGCGGATGTAGGACAACACTATTCGACGCCACAGGACTAGCGATAGAGGACGTTGCGACAGCACGATACATTTATGAAAAGTTCAACAAAAAAAAGTAATATTGTTCAAGTCTACTTTACCGATGAAATGGTAGAGAGTTGTAAGGTTAAGGCTGATAATTTAGGTGTGATAAATAATTCCATCCTTGAGGGCAAGGGGAATTTTGCTGGCTATCTCGGGGAGGAGATCGTTGCCGATTACATCCAAGCCGAGATAATCAGCAATAATGAGGGTGAGGAGAAGTACAATCATGATTTGATAAAGGACGGTAAAAAAATTGAAGTCAAATCTAAAAGAAGGTCTGTGCCTCCTCTAGATCATTACGATGCTTCTGTAGCAGAAACCAGCGCGCATCAAAAACCGGATATATACATCTTTACCAGTATACAATTTAAGAACAACAAGCCTGTCAGGGCTTGGATTTGTGGACAAAAGGACGCAAAGGAATACTTTGAACAGGCCCGCTTTTGGGTAAAGGATGACATGGATCATTCTAATAGGTGGAAACCTTCCACAGATTGTTACAACATGCCATACAAGGATCTTGACCCAGTAGGACGCTGAAATGCCAATTTGGACTCCTCTACACTTGCACACCCACTACAGTTTGCTGGACGGTCTCTCGAAGCCCTCACAGGTCGCAGAACGCTGCTCGAACCTTGGGTACGATGCATGCGCCGTGACCGATCATGGGACGATCTCAGGGGCCGTCTCGTTTGTCAGGGCGATGAAAGAAAAAAATATAAAACCCATTTTAGGTTGCGAGTTTTATTTATGTGACCAAGACCCCTGCGTAAAAGATAAAACCAATAGGAAGCTTAGTCATCTGGTAGTTCTGGCTAAGAATCTAGAGGGTTGGACAAAGCTGATAGAAGCTACCTCTGCCAGCAATGACGAGGAAGTCTTTTACCACAAGCCACGATTAGATCTGGACACACTGGCCGAATACTGTGACGGAAATTTAATTAGCTTTTCTGGACATATAGGAAGCCAACTTGCAGATATCATATTTGCTGACAAAAAGTCTGCCTATGGTGCGGCTACTTACGAAGAGGCGAAACAATATATTGATGTAGACTGGCTTAGCAAAACTACTCTGCTGGCTGAAAAATATAGAGACATTTTCGGCAAGGACAATTTCTTTTTAGAAATACAATTGATAGATCAAGACCAGTGTCCCTCCCAAAGAATAACCGCTGAAGCCTTAAGGTATATCAGCAAGAAAACCGGCATACCCTGTATAGCTACGGCAGACTCTCACTATTGCTCCTCTGAAGACGCCCCAGACCAAAGAGTGCTCTTGTGTTCTGCGATGCGGACAACTCTAAAGAAGGTAGAGCAAAAGCTTAACAATTCTGAAGACGTTGGCTTAGGCGGTTTCTTTTGCTCAAACAAATATCACATCCCCTCAGAAGAAGAAATTCAAGTTATAAATACTGACGAGGAAATCTACAACACCAAGCTAATTGCTGATATGTGCGAAGAATACAACATATTAGGCAAACCCATGCTCCCTAAATTTTCTTGCCCGGACAATATGTCTGAAGATGAATATTTACGATCTTTATGCAGACATGGCTGGCAAAGTAAAATAGCCGACACTGGCAAGGCGTCAGAAGAAACTAATTCGAAATTATATGCCGAAAGAATCAAAGAGGAACTCTCGGTTATACAGGATGCAAATTTGTCAGGATATTTTCTTATAGTTCAAGACATAGTAAACCATGTAAGGGAGCAGGGCTGGCTGCCGGGACCGGGAAGAGGTTCTGCCGCAGGTTGCCTTATTTCACACTTGATTGGTATAACAGAGGTAGACCCAATAGAGTACGGTCTAATCTTTGAAAGATTTTACAATGCTGGGCGTAATACCGAAGACCATGTTTCTCTTCCAGATATTGATATTGATGTCCCCACCGAAAAAAGAGCGCGCGTTATTGAGTATATGCGTCAAAAATACGGCAAAGAGAATGTGGGGCAAATGGTGACGCTTGGGCGAATGCAAGGTCGCACATCTCTGAAAGAAGTTCTGCGCGTACACGACGCTTGCAGTTTTGAAGAGATGAACTATATCACCAAAAATATTCCATCTGAAGCAGAAATTTCAGACCAATTACAAGAAATGGAAGACCCTTCTATTATAAGATGGGCTTTGATAAACCAACCAGAACAACTTAAAGAATGGTGTCGTATAGAAGACGATGGCAGTCTTAGCGGGGAATTAAGCAGATTGTTTGGGCAAGCTATTAGGCTTGAAGGAACATATAAATCTCAAGGTAAGCATGCGGCTGGCGTAGTGATTTCTTCTAAAAACTTAAGCGAAGTGTGTCCAATGGTTAGGGAAAAAAGAGGATCTGAAAAGATCGCGGGTTTGGAGATGCAAGATTTGGAGGCGATGGGCCATGTTAAATTTGATATTCTTGGCATCAGTTTTCTGGATAAAATCATGGGAGTATCTAATCAATTATCTACCGGAATAATCAAATGACCAAAACAGATATTTATACAAGAGTGCTAGAAGATGGATCATCAGTTGAGTGCAATAGACTGTCATTGTGCTGCATAAATGACTACTTGCGCAATTCAGGCGCCCGAGGCGCCCGATATCAAGTGGACTGCGACGATTATAGATTTAAGTTCAGTCAATTATACGAAGATCTTAACAAAGCTGTAGAACAGTACGTAGATATAAAAAGGAAGCTATATAGATGAGATTGGATCATATAGCCTATAGAGTTTCAGATAGACAAAAAACCGCTAGCTTTCTCAGCGCAATACTCCAGTATAAAATTGGAACTGAGTTCGATATCGTTTTCGATGACGGCTCCAAGGCTGAATGTATTGCGATGACCCCTAAAGAAAAAATGAACAATGTTCCCACCATAGAGGCTGGAGGACACAGACATGTTGCTCCAGAAGTGTTTATATCAGACGGGGACGAGAACTCGATTGTGGGGCAATGGGTGGCCGACAGGGGAGGCGTTGGAGGAGTGCACCATTTTGCATATCAAGTGTTTGGAATAGACCGCGTAGTAAAAGACTGGCGAGATAATGGGGTAGAATTTCTCACGGAAGAAATTATTGACTGTCCTGAAGATGAACTCAGGCAAATATTTACAAAACCTCTGCCACATCTAGGCGGGGTAATCATAGAGCTAATAGAGCGAGGCCAAAAGGGCTTCTGTCAAAACTCAGTGAAAAATTTAATGGAATCTACAAAGGACTCAAAATGACAACTTATCAAATCGTAAAGGGATTACATTACATTGATGGTCAATTCATTGATGGAGACGAAGAGTCTCTTTTTGACAGTATTAATCCGGCCACAGGAACAATCGTGGGGGCTTTTCCGCAAGCATCTCTGCTGGACGTAGAAACCGCTTATATGTCCGCTAAGAAGGCCTTTGGTGAATGGAGAAGTCTTAGCAGATTTCAACGAGCAGAATATTTTCTTAAGGTTGCAAAGTTAATCGAAGAAAACAAAGACCATATTGCAGAAATTATAAGCACAGAAACAGGAAAAGTTTTTAACGAGTCTGTTGCCGAAGTTAACGAAGCGTTGCACATGGCTCAGTATGCCTTTAGTACAGGGAGGATGCCTTATGGTGAAGCGATTGCTTCGGAGTTGCCAGAAAAAGATGCGTTTATGCTTAGGAAGCCAAAAGGGGTCGTTGCGATCATTGCGCCTTTTAATTTTCCTTTTGCGATTGGTGGTTTTTGGTGCGCTGCTCCTGCTCTTGTTGAAGGGAATACTGTAATTCTTAAGCCGAGCGAGGATGTACCTTGGGTTGGCCAGATTACTGCGGAGCTTTACAGAGAAGCTGGTTTTCCGCCGGGCGTTTTCAATATGATTCATGGGGATGGACAAGTCGGAGATGATCTAATTCACGAAGACGTGGATCATATTTGCTTCACTGGAAGCGCCGACGTAGGAATGCATGTTCGTAAAGTCTGTGCGGAAAGCTGGCACAAAACCTGTTCTTGTGAGATGGGAAGTAAATCGGCAGTAATTGTTCATGAAGATGCGAATTATGACATGGCAATGGCCGCGTGCTTGGCTAGTGCTTACAAACTATCTGGTCAACGTTGTGTGTCTGCTAGCAGGCTAATTGTTCATCGTTCTCTATACAACAAATTTGCAGACGAATTTGCCAATAGAAGTGGTGATCTACAGACTGGAGACCCATTCGACGACAACACCTTCTACGGCCCTCTTATTAATGAAAAGCAACTCGAAAGAGTCATAGAGTTTAACAAGATGGTCGAAGCGGACCCAGAGGCGGATGTTCTGCTAATGGGAGAGAGAGATGGCGATAGCTTGTTTTTAACACCCACGGTATATCAAACGGAGTGGAGAGATGTTCCATATCTTAAGCAAGAAGTATTCGGGCCGCATGTGTCAATTATTCCTTACGATACAATTGATAATGCTATTAGGATTTACAATGACACTGACTATGGGCTTGCTCTTGGCGTAGTAACAGAAAGTTTTAAGGTTGCTCGACGCATTCGCAACGAATGTGATTTTGGTCTTGGCTACTGGAATGGCGGCAGTATTGCTGCTGAATCTCATCTTGGATTTGGAGGGGTGAAAAAGTCTGGAAACGGACAGCCCAGCGCCGCTCGTACATTCAGGTCCGTTACTCATGAAGTGGCTTGGACGGTCAATCATGGAGACTCTCTGAACTTTCCACAAGGTATGAGCACCGGGAGCAAATGACAGATCTTTTACTGTGTAAACCAACATATTTTAATATAGACTACGAAATCAATCCTTGGATGGATATTGATAATGATATCGATCCCGCCCTAGCTCTTTCCCAGTGGGAGAAAATGGTTGATCTTTTGTCTAAAACGGGAGCCAGACTGAGCTTTATTGAGCCTGAGCGTGGATACCCCGACATGGTATTTACCGCAAACGCAGGACTAGTATACCGAGACACAGTGATATTATCAAATTTTAGACATCAGGAAAGACGAGACGAGAAGTGGTTCTTTAAAGATTGGTTTCTAAAACACGGCTATAGAGTAATTGAAATCCCAGACCACATTTGCTTTGAGGGAGAGGGAGACGCCCTATTTTTTGAAAATACCCTGTTCATGGGCTATGGATTTAGAACTGACCCGGAAGCCCACGAAATTATCTCAAAAACTCTCAAAGTTGATGTCGTGTCCTGTGAATTAGTTGATCCAAGATTCTATCATTTGGACACATGTTTTCTTCCTTTGAAAAATAGAGTTGTTTATCATCAACAAGCCTTTTCTAGGTTCAGCCAAGAAAGAATTTTGGAAAAGCTAATGGAGATCGGCCATGAAATAGGAGTTCTTGACGTATTAAATGTTCATGAAGAGCAAGCGCAAGACTTTCTTTGTAACAGTATTGAAATAAATAAGACGGTTGTGACCCCATCAGATATGTTTTCCTTATCGTTTTCTGGTAAAAAGACATCTATATGCGATATGTCAGAATTTATGAAATCGGGAGGAGCGGTTAAATGCCTGACATTAAAGCTATAGACACGCTAAAGAACCACATACTTGTTGACGGTTTTCATGTAGTCGTAGACCAACAGAAGAGCCTTGGTTCTTATATTATAGACTTAAACACAGGAAAGAAATACTTAGACTGCTATTCACAATTTGCCAGTCAGCCATTGGGGTGGGGACATTCTGCATTAATAAAAGCACAAAACGAAATGGGCGTGGCTGGAAGAGTTAAGCTTGCTAATAGTGATATGTATTCCAGTACTTATGCTGAATTTGTAGAGAAATTCTCTGAAATTACTCCTGATTTTAAACACTACTTTTTCATTGATGGTGGCGCTCTTGGGGTAGAAAACGCCCTCAAAGCCGCATTTGACTGGAAGGCCAAGAAACTAAAATATATCCATACGGTTGATATTAACAACCTAGATGTGTTCCATCTCAAGAACGCTTTTCATGGCAGGACAGGCTACACACTCTCTTTGACCAATACAACCCCAGAAAAGACCGCCCTGTTCCCAAAGTTTAGATGGACTACCGTAGAGCCTGATTGGGAAGACATCGAACGCCGTGTCCACGAAGAAGTTGCTGCGATTATCATAGAGCCGATACAGGGTGAGGGTGGAGATAATCATTTTCCGGTAGCGTTTTTCAAAAATCTAAGACGCATAGCTGATGAGCGCGAGTGTCTTCTTATATTTGACGAAGTGCAGACTGGCATGGGGCTAACTGGCAAGATGTGGGCCTACGAACATTTCGACGTTGTTCCTGACATGATGTGCTTTGGCAAAAAGACTCAGGTGTGTGGTTTCTGCTCTACTGAACGAATTGATGAAGTAAAACACAACGTCTTCAATACTAGTGGCAGAATAAATTCTACATGGGGTGGCAATATAGTTGATATGGTTAGATTTAACTATATAGTAGATGCCATCAACAGGGAAGATTTGATTGCTGATGTTAGCGATGTAGGCTCTCATTTATTATGGTGTCTTAGAAGTATAAGCGAAATAGACAATGTAAGGGGGCGAGGACTCATGATAGCGTTTGATCTGCCATCCTCAGAACTTCGAGATAGAATGGTAGAGTTGTTACAAGAAAATATGCTCGTATTAAAATGCGGCAGTAGATCAATTAGACTTAGACCCGCTCTTACATTCTCTAAAGAGGACGCGGATGTAGCGTGTCAATATATAAAAGAGGCTGTAGAAAATCTATGAAAATAAGAGCAATAGGAATAATAGGACAGGGGTTTGTAGGGTCGGCGCTGACCGAAGTCTTCTCTTGTTACAATAAGGTATACACTTATGATAAAGCACATGCAGATCTATCAACGCATAAAACAATAACAGACTTATCCCATGATTGCGACGTGGTGTTTGTATGTGTTCCAACACCAATGAAGCTAGATGGATCGTGCGATACCTCAATCGTAAAAACTGTTTGTTTGGAAGCGTGTGGAACTGGCAGACAAAATATCATAGTTATTAAATCTACAGTTCCTCCGGGCACCACCTCCTTTATTAATGAGATGTGCCAAGACTCTCAAGTAGTATTCAACCCAGAATTCTTACTAGAAAGAAACGCGGCGGAAGATTTTCGTAACACTACCCGTGTTATTCTGGGTGGCCCTAGACCAGCCACCACAAGACTAAAGCAATTTTACGCCAACATCTTTCCGAAGGCTTCTATTATAAAAACAGACTCAACTATAGCAGAGTATGTTAAGTATCTTACCAATTGCTTCTTAGCGGCTAAAGTGTCGCTAGCAAACGAATTCTCCGCTATGTGCGAAGCGAACGGAGTTGACTACGACAAGGTGATTGAGTATGCTATACACGACGAGAGACTGGGAGGCTCTCACTGGTCGGTTCCCGGCCCAGATGGAAGTCTGGGGTTCGGCGGAAGTTGTTTTCCAAAAGATCTCAACGCTATCATAAAACACGCAGCAGACTTTGGAATATCTCCCAACACTCTAATTGGGGCGTGGGACACCAACTTGGTGGTTAGGCCAGAAAAAGATTGGGAAGAACTTAAGGGGAGAGCGGTACAATGAGAGCTATTATTTTTGGTGCTGGAAGAATGGGTCAATCTACGGCTTGGGCTATGGAAAGACTTGGCTACGAGCTAGAACTAGTAGACCTATCTCAAGAAGCATTGGACAAATGCAATTCTTTTTTAAGCCAATCGGCAAAAACACATTGTATCCCAAAATTAGAAGGCCACATATCAAAATCAATATCCCGACCCTTTCCAGACGTTGTGATTTCTGCTCTCCCATATTACAACAACAAAGATGTTGCTAGATATTGCATAAAGAATGGAATTAGATATTGTGATCTTGGTGGCAATGAAGAAGTAAGCGAATATATTAATAGCTTTGCTGTCAGCAACGGATCTAAACCAGTAATGACAGATTTAGGCTTGGCCCCCGGATTAGCAAACATACTTACAGAAAATCTATACAAGCAGATTGCCGAAGAAGATGAAAAAAAACCAAAAACAGTAAATATAATGGTTGGAGGACTACCTCGAAGAGCTTCTAAAGACGATCATTTTAATTATTTTTGTAGCTGGTCTCTTGATGGCCTTATTAATGAATACACAGAAAACTCTACAATCTTAAATAACGGAGAGATAACTTCTGTTAAGTCTCTAGAAGGCTATGAAACTGTTTCCACTCAGAGCTTGGGGGTTTTAGAAGCTTTTTATACAAGCGGGGGATCATCTTATAGCGTCCACAGCCTTAAAAACTTGGGAGCTACTCATGTTTCATATAAGACTCTTAGGTGGCCGGGACATCTCAAAACCATTAAGTTGCTAATCGAAGAATGCGAACTGGATCGACCAACTCTTAAAAAGATCTTCACAAAAAGTTGTGCAAAACATCAAGTAGAAGACTGTGTTATTATCTACATATCTATTGATGAAAAAATTCAAGAACTACTCGTTCCGCCAGACGAAAACTTTTCAGCCATGCAGCGTTGCACAGGATATGGCGCTGCTTGTGCGGCCTCGCTTATTGCAGAAGGAAAATATGACAAATTATTTTCTCGCCAAACACTAAGATATGGAGATCTATCGTTTGAAGATTTCAATAATAAGATGGAATTTTTAGTTGAAAAAGAAGAGGACTCTGTAGATGAATTATAATGATATCTGTGTGTTTGATTTTGAAACAGGCAGTAGAAACCCACTGACAACTCAACCAGTACAAATTGCCGCCGTAATGATACACGGTCGTAGACTGTCTGTACAACCTAATGGATATTTTGAATCTCTGATCAAGCCACTAGGGGATGAAAAAGCGGTAGCTGCTGGATTAGACCCCTTAGAAGAAGAGGCCCTAGCTGTAAATGGAAAAACTAGAGCCGAATTAGCAAAAGCCCCACATTTAAAAACGGTGTGGGATAGATTTACTAAATTCGTAGACAGGTTTAATTATAAAAAGGGTAGTTGGACGGCTCCAATACCCGCCGGACACAATATAAATAATTTCGATATGATTATCGCAAATCGTTTATGTAGAGAATACGGTCCTATGAATAAAAAAAGAAACCAGCAGGGGTTGTTTCACACTATCCATAGTATGGACTTAATGAATAATGTATTCATGTGGACTGAAAACAATCCAGATATAAGAAGCGTCAGCATGGATTCTATTAGAGATTGGATGGGAATGCCTAAAGACAATGCGCACGACGCTCTGCAAGACGTGAAAGATACCGCGTCTGTCCTGATAAAATTTCTTAAGCTGTATAGACATTTTGCTCCCAAGGTAAAATTTGAAAAGGCTCTGGCCGATGAAAAACTACGAATTTGATTGCGGGTGTTCTTTTGAAGTTCTAGACCCAGATCACCCGACCACGTTGTCGCAAACCGGATTGCCGTCTACTCGCTTTGACATCAGCCAATGCGGTTACGATTGTGACAAGACTTGGGATTTGATATCTACCGGGAGAACCAAAGGTGTATTTCAACTAGAAAGTAATTTGGGAAAATCTTGGGCAAAAAGAATCCGCCCTAAAAACATTGAGGAGTTAGCCGCTCTTATTGCTCTTATTAGACCGGGATGTCTAAAAGCTATTATTGACGGCAAGTCAATGACACAGCACTATGTAGACAGAAAAAATGGATCGGAAGAGGTTTCATATTTACACGATTCCTTGGAGCCTATCCTAAAGTCTACTCAAGGGGTGCTAGTATATCAAGAACAAAGCATGCAAATAGCTCAGGTTATAGCGGGCTTTGATTTGCAACAAGCAGACGGCTTGAGAAAAGCTATCGGCAAAAAACAAGCTGGCCTCATGTCAGAAGTAAAGGAGTCTTTCCTAGAAGGAGCCTCTAGTAAAGGAATCGTTACTAGCGAAGTGACCGAAGAAATTTTTGGATGGATTGAAAAGTCCAACCGGTATGCTTTTAACAAAAGCCACGCAGTTTCTTATGCTGTTTGCGCCTACTGGTCAGCCTACGCCAAGGCCCATTTTCCTATAAATTTCTACTGTAACTATTTATTTTACGCTAATGGAAAACAAGATCCCCAGTCTGAAGTCAGAGATCTAATAAGGGATGCTAAAATATCAGGCATACAAGTTTCCCCTCCTTCTGTCGTCAATATGGATTCCAAGTTTAGCATTAGAAATAAAGTCATAAACTTTGGATTCAACGATATAAAATCTGTTGGAGAAAAACATGTGGAAAAATTGATACAAGTAATAGACTCCGTGGAGAGCAGTCTATCAAAACCAATAGCAGACTGGTCATGGTATCAATTTTTAGTCAATACGTCTCATAAAATCAATAAAAACATAATGGTTTCTCTTGTGTCTGTGGGGTCCATGTCCCATTTTGGCATGAGTAGGAGCAGGATGTTGTACGAATTTGAAACATGGCAGAAACTAACAGATAAGGAGAAAGAGTGGGTGGTTGAGAGACAGGAGGAGTGGGAGTGTCTAGCCGACGCTTTGTCTAAACTGTCTCCCACCAAAAAGAATGGAGGTGGAACATTTAACACCACAAGAAACTCTATTGTTGAAAGTCTAGTTCTGCTATTGAAAAATCCTCCTTATTCCTTGGAAGATAGTCCGGGGTGGGTGTCCAATATAGAAAAAGAAACTTTGGGAATAGCGCTAAGCTACAGCGAAGTAGACTCTTGTGATGCGAGCGGGTCAAATTCCACATGTAAAGAGTTTTTTGACGGCAAACGTGGTAATATAATTTTAGCAGTGCAAGTTTCTAATGTTAATGAGTATGTTGTAAAAAATGGACGGTCAAAAGGAAGCCCTATGGGGTTCTTGGTTGTGGAGGACAATACCGGATGTCTAGAAACAGTGACTGTGTTTTGCGACGAATGGAAAAAACACAAAGGGCTTTTGTATGAGGGCAATACAGTTTTGCTTTACGGAAAGTCCTCCGGGGAATTGTCTCGTGGTAAGAGGCGATACCAGATCGACGACGGTTTTATTGTGCAAAAAGTTTCCCAAATATAGTGCAAAAAACGCCCCTTGCGCGTTTTATAGGTTACAGGATGGATAATCAGGCGCTCGTAAATTTCTTCAAAGAACACGACTATGTTGTCAAAGTCGTCGCCTCTGATTTTGATGGCATTGGGTGCGCTGTTACTTTCCCTCTTAAAAAAACTGTTGATCAAGACGAACAAGAAACTATTTGCATATATCAGATTCAAGAAGACCCTCTGCCTTCAGGCGTACATTATTATTCTTCAGAAAGCACCAAGCCAGTATTCATCGACTGTCCTGCCTATGCCTCTAGAATAATTATTTTTCAAGACATTCTGATGAAAACAGAGAGATTAAAACTCTCGACGAAGTTTATTATCTACTACAATGTAGAAGGAGAAGAACTTGGTCCTGACTCAACTTTTATTGATTTAATCAAACCACCAAATGACGAAAAACAAGTGTTGCTGGAGGAAAAATTAGTAGACATATTTTATGCGGCTTACCCAGAGTTTACGAATGAGTTTTTAGATCTAGCAGACAAAGAGAATGTATCTAAGGGTTACGAGTTAATCCACTTGGCTTTTTTAATGGAAGGACTTTAGAGAATGAATAATTGTCACTTTATAGGTCGCTTGGTTCAAGACCCAGAGCTTACCGATGTTAATGAAACTTCGGTAGTTAGGTTCACCCTCGCTGTTAACGAGTATCGTAAATCAAAAGATGGAGAAAAGAGCAAGAAAGTCGATTATCTTGATTTTGAGGCTTGGGATAGCGGAGCGACTACAATTGATAGATACTGCTCAAAGGGAGACGAAATAGCTGTAATGGCTTGCGCTCGCCAAGACAAGTGGACGGATAAGGATGGAAATCGTAGATCTAAGATTAAGTTTCGAGTAAATAAATTCAAGCTTTTCAATAATAGATTTCAAAACGATAATGAAGAGCGAGAACCAGTAACTTCACAAGCGCGATCTGACGCCGCCCCATTTTAAATGACATATGAAAATCCAGTCGAAGATCCTGAGAGTCAGCTAGTCAATAAGCATTATGGGCTGGTTGTTTCTCAGGCTATTCGATTGGCTTCTCACAAAAACGATCTAGAAGACTACATGCAAGTGGGCTTCATAGGTCTTATAAAAGCCATAAGAAATTATGATTCCGAAAAAAGCCAATTTTCTACTTTTGCCACTGTTTGCGTAAGGAATGAAATCTTTAGGTATATGAGGAAAAACAAAAAGAAGTCTGTAAATGCCTCATTCAAAAAAGATAACTGGTATACAACAAAAGAAGAGTTGTGGGAATTAATACCAGATTGCCTGAGCGAAAAAGAAAAATTGGTACTAAAAATGAAGTCCGAAAACTATACACACAAAGAGATAGCCGAAAAACTGTCTTGTCCAAAAGGACAAATTAAGCATATTGTTCGAAAAATCATACAAAGAACGAGAAAATATTATCGTGAGGAAAAAGAGGATACTTCTATGTAACGAAGCCTCGTTTTTAAACACAGGCTACGCTACGTATGGCCGAGAGGTTATGAAAAGATTGTATAGCTCCGACAAGTACGAGCTTGCGGAGCTATCTATATATGCGCATCCAAAAGAACCTCGCCTACAAGAGATTCCTTGGACAACATATCCCAACGCTCCACTTCCCGACAACCGTGAAGCTACCAATAAGTATAACTCAAACGGAGTATACCAATTTGGCGAATGGCGATTTGAAGAAGTTCTTTTAGACTTTAAGCCGGATATTGTTTTTGACATAAGAGACTTCTGGATGTTAGAATTTGAGGAAAGATCTCCTTTCCGCAATTTGTTTCATTGGGCCATAATGCCAACGGTAGACGCGGAAGGCCAAAATGAACAATGGCTAACTACTTATGCTAATGCCGACGCGGTATTTACATATTCTGATTGGGCGGTGAAAACTCTAGCTAAAGAAGGAGGGGGTTCCATCAGTTGCTTAGGTAGCGCTCCACCTTCTGCTGACGAAGTGTACAAGCCTACTGTAGACAAAATCCAAAATAGGCAATCTCTGGATTTAAGCCCAGACGCAAAAATAATAGGCACTATAATGAGGAATCAGCGACGAAAGCTGTTTCCAGATTTGTTTGATGCCTTTAGGAAGTTTCTAGATTCGTACAACAATAGCGACGTTTTTCTATATTGTCACACTAGCTATCCTGACGTTGGCTGGGATATTCCCAAGCTATTAAAACAATATGGTCTTTGTAGCAAAGTAATTTTTACTTACGTTTGTGAGGCCTGTGGGCATATTTTTCCATCGTTTTTCCACGACGCGGTTTCTAAATGCTCACGGTGTGGAGAATTCAAATCTGGATTGGCTAATGTACAAAGAGGGGCATCTCCAGAGTTTTTGGCTAAGATAATAAATACGTTTGATTTATACGTACAGTATGCGAACAGCGAAGGGTTCGGTCTTCCCCAAGTAGAAGCTGCCGCTTGCGGAGTCCCAGTGATGTCTGTGGATTATTCCGCAATGCATAGTGTCATAAGAAAGCTCGGAGGAGAACCTCTTAAACTAAAAACAAAATATCTGGAATTAGAAACTGGTTGCATAAGGGCTATTCCAGACAATGACTATACTGCTAAAAAGTTCCAAGAATTTTTTGAATTAACGGATGAAAAGCAATCCTCGCTTGGGAAAAAAACCAGAAAACGATTCATAAAACATTATCAATACGATGATACAGCAAAAAAATGGGCAGACCATTTTGACTCAGTCCCAATTAAAGAAGGTATCTGGGAATCTCCACCCAGACTGCACTCTCCGTCTAACTCGGTCCCAAGTGATCTGAATAATAGAGATTTAGCTAAATGGCTCATTATCAATGTTTTAGGAGAGCCAGAACAACTTGATACTTATCTTGAAGCAAGATTGATTAGAGATCTGAATTATGGAGTATTTATAGAAGGAACCAGTAGTTTGTACTTTAACGAAGATTCTTATGCATACGGACGACCGGCGTTTAGGGAATTCAACTTGCAAGAGGCCTATAATCAATTATCAGAAATTCGTGATCGCAAAAATTATTGGGAACAAAGACGAACAGGAATGATTCAAGAGCCAAGACCACCATGGATGCCCAACAATGTTTCAAGTGTTTAAAGACAAGACCGGATTTGAAATAACGTTTGACAACGAAGTAACAGTTTCTGTAGAATGGAATTCTTTCAGTAGCGATCTTGCTTCTGCAAGAGCTTCTCACTCCAAAACTGGAGATTTACACGTCACAAGTTTTGAGAAAAAGTATACTGAAGGTAGCTACATCATTAAAGGTTTATCGCCCGAAGAGCTTCTTAAATTCATGAACAAGTCTTGCAGTATGCGGTTCACAGAAGAAGGCGAACAGTGCGTAGCTTTTTTTGACTTTTAGATAGATAGAAGAAATGAAAGTATTATTTATAGGCTGTTATAGAGATGGCACTGGCTGGGGTCAAGCAGCGATTGATTACATTCTAGCAATGGATCATGTGGGTCTAGATGTGGTGTGTCGCCCCATAAAACTTAACGAGAATAATTACGAAATCCCCGAAAGAATAATTGAGCTTGAACAGAAGCCGCTCAGAGGGGCTAATATTTGCATACAAAATGTTCTCCCGCACTACCTTGATTATAACGGCCATTTTGATAAAAACATAGCGATGTACTTCACTGAAACAGACTCGTTTACTAACTCTGTTTGGCCACAGAGAATTAATATGATGGATGAAGCTTGGGTCGCCTGCGACCAAATGGCTCAGGCCTCACGAAATAGTGGTGTCTCAATACCCATCAAAACCATTCCGTGTGCCTCCGACACTAGTAAATTTGATCAAGCTCGCCCAGTTTTCAATATCCCAGATTTAAATAATACGTTTTCATTTTATTTTATTGGAGATCTGGTCAGAAGAAAAAATCTGGTCGCTTTAATTAAAGCCTTCCACCTAGAATTTGATATATCAGAAGACGTTTCCCTGATGATCAAGGCTACAAAATACAACACAGAGCCAACAGAAACTATGGAACATGTTAAAAGCATGTGTAACAGGATAAAAGAAAATCTCAAGCTATACCCGTCTATTGATAAGTATAAGTATGAATTAATAGTAACAGACCATATAACAGAAGAAGAACTTCTTAGCCTGCACAATACGTGCGACTGCTTCGTGATGCCTAGCTATGGAGAGGCTTGGTGCATACCCGCCTTTGACGCCATGGGCTTTGGCAATACTCCTATATGCTCAGACGTAGGAGGCCCGTCAGAGTTTATGAAAAATGGTGGTGGCTCCTTGGTTCCGACTAGAAAAGAACCAGTTTTTGGTATGCTAGAAACTTTTTCAGACATCTATACAGGACATGAAAACTGGTGGGGGATTGATATTAGGGCTTTACAAAAGGAAATGAGAGGCGTGTTTGAAATGTGGAAAAATGACAAAGCCGCCTATTCGGAAGCTAAAAAACAAGGAAGATTGTCAGCGGAGCAGTACTCTTATAAAAACGTAGGACTTCTCATTAAAAAAGAATTAGAAAATGCCGGTTAGCCCTTTATCTACTATCACGAGAGCCGCAACCAGACAAGATGGCGAGCCTCTCAATATATTAACTTTTGTTACCCATGAAAGATATGAGCCAAACTTGTGCAAGACCGGACACGAGTTTTATTCCTTGTCTGGAGAGGGGATCAGGAGTTGGAAGACACAATACGCCAAAATACCAGACAACTACCATATTTTAAATTCGGATGTCAACGAGAATCCCATCCCTCTCCACATCGATATTGATCTGGTTCTTTGTCAAAATGTTATGGCTCAATATTCCCTAGCCAGCCAATTGGCTGGGTTCTTTCGAGTGCCTTTGATTAACTTGTGGCACACTTTACCTCCCACCGTTTGGGCACCAGAAGAGATTAATTTTTATAGCAACCTACCCTGCGACTTAAGCGTTTTTATATCTGACTACAATCAAGACGCTTGGGGTGACAGTGTAAACAATGCGACAACAGTATATCACGGGGTAGATGTTGATTTTTGGAAACCTACAGATTCTGAACGACAACAAAGAATGATGTCTGTTGTCAATGATTGGGTGAATAGAGATTGGTGTTGCGGTTATAAAATTTGGGAAAGAACGGCAAATGGGCTGCCATGTCATGTGGTTGGAGACACCCCCGGATTGTCTGTACCGGCTGAGTCACTAGAGGCTCTCAGGCAAGATTATTCTGAATCCCAAATATTTGTTAATACATCTACTCATTCTCCAGTTCCTTGCTCTCTGTTAGAAGCTATGGCTTGTGGGTGCGCCATAGTGTCTACCGCCACCTGCCTCATACCAGAAATTATTGAAAATGGCGTAAATGGTTTTTGCACAAACGATGAAAATGAAATGCGCGAATACATGGTCTTATTGCTTAATGATCCTGATCTTTGTAGAAAACTAGGACAGGCCGCAAGACAAACCATAAAAGAAAAATTCAGTATGGATAGATTCGTTTCTGAATGGAACAATGTATTCTGGAACATAGTAGATGCATGAAGATAAAATTTTTACTTTGATCTATCAGTTCAAGAGATTTGGAATACTTTCTCATTGGATGCCTAATGCTATTGGCCTGTGGCCTAATGAACAGGAGTGTCTTTTATGGCTGACTTTAAACTCCAGCCCACGAGCCGACTGGATGGAAATTGGGTCGTTCTGCGGAGGATCAGCGGTTCTAATGTGCCTAGCAAGACGGATGCTTGTTGAAAACCACCCAACTGTATATTCTGTAGATTGTGATTTTGACAAGTATGGAATGTTTGATAAGAATGTATATAAAATGGGCGGGTTTTCAATGGTCTCTAAAAAGATTGAATGCGACAGCAATAATCTAGAAGAACATTATAATGGAAATCCGCTAAGTTTTGTTTTTATAGATGGGTTTCATTCTTTCAAACAGGTTGTAAATGATTTTAATAAAGTCCTGCCTTGGTTAACAGAAGATGCGACAATTGCGTTTCACGATGTCTCACCCCGTTTAACAGATAGCATATCCGAAAAACACGATTATGATGAATTATTTCAAAACGATCATGAAGACTTTAGATTAGACGAAGCGGTATCTTACATACTAGAAAACAATCAAGATTTTAGTCTGGTTAATATACCAGTCAAGAAGGATATTCTACATTTTAAAGAAACAAATTTAAAGACGTGGGTTAGAGGTAAAACGAGTCCATTTAACGCGCTGGCTGCGATAAGGAGAAATCAATGAGGATAAATTTGATGTGGGGCAATGGAAGTCCTCTTTCTGGTTATACCAATGTAGATCCGCACAGCTATGACAAAGAGGATGTTGTTAATGGCGATATCACCGATCTAAATGATATAGTGGGAGATGCAGAAGCTACTGAAATTTTAGCGGGAGATGTTATCGACTATCTTCCTAAAGAGGTGGTTGCTAAAGCTATTGGCCACTGGGTTACAAAATTGAGACACAAGGGGAGAATAGCCATAGGTGGTCATGATATTTATGAAATAGCTAAAATCATATCTCAACAGGGAATTAGCGCAGAAGAAATCTCTAACGTCCTACACGGGAAACAAAATAACCCTTGGGAGTTTAAGGCGAGCCACACCACCGCTACTGACTTGGCAAAAACTCTAGAAGAACACGGTTTAAAGATTCTGAAAAAGAGAGTCAGCGGGTTCAAAATGATAGTAGAGGCGGTTAGACCATGACAGATATTAGCGATAATAAAATGATATCGTCCTGTAAAGGATGTTTTTTTGCTCAAAAAATTGGTATCACGCAGATTGGTTGTGAATTGAATAAGCTTGAGGTTTTTAAGAACGCGGGGGCGATAGTAAAAGAAGCAGAAGACGAATCTGAAGAATTCTACATTATAGATAGGTTTTGTCAGTGCTACAGGGATTCCCAGTGGGGCGACAGTGTTGATGATCCAAAACAGCAAATATTGTTAGAAACTTCTATTCCAGTCAATTTCATAGTCCTACATCTAGTAGAATCGACTATGGAAGATCTAGAAAAAACGCTGACCGACATCGCGTCCCAATCCAACAAGCCAGCTTCTGTAATCGTAGTAGTGCAAGACCCAGAGATTAAAGACGGATTTGATGTTAGACATAAAACACATGAATATCTTGACAGGGTTGATGTTTCGTTTTATATTGTGACAATGATTGAAAGTAAGAGCGAAGAACTAGCCATGATAGACGAAGCTTTTATAAAGTGTACAAATGGATATTACTCAGTATTCAGATCTGGGTCGAGCATTCCCCATAATTTTATACTCAAACTAAATGAAGCAGTAAATTTCAACCTTGAAGCAATCAGTATGATTAAGCCTAAAGACGATTTAAATGGCTTAACAATACAGTGCGTAGTTCATAAATTCCTACGTGGCAGTAACAGTAAGATGTCTATACTAGAAAAGATAGAGATGTTCGCAAAAGATACAGATCGCGAATCATTCGTAAAGTCTTGGAATGAATACTATGAATGAAAACGATCTACCCGTTATAACAATCGTAATTGCAAATTATAATTACGGCAACCACGTAGAGACAGCTATAAATAGCGCCGCTGGTCAAAATTATCCCGGCAAACTACAAATATGTATAGTTAATGATGGCTCCACAGATGATTCTTGGGAAATCATACAAAAAAGAGTTGGTGGAGAAGTAAAAACTGTAGACGATATGCTGGTAATAGAGTCTGAAGGAGACCATCCGAATCAAAAGTTTATTGCTATCCATCAAGAAAATAAAGGGGCTAGCTCGGCAAGAAACACGGGGATACAATATGCTTGGGAAGAAACGCATGCATTTGCAATACTTGACGCTGATGACGAATATTATCCAAACAAAGTCAGCCGTATGGCGCAAAAGCTTTTAGAAGATCCTGTAAAAATTGGAGTGGTCTATGCAGACTACGATATACACGACCTAAGTACTGGAAAAATTGTAAGGGAGTATAAACAGCCCTACAACAAAGATGTTCTTATGAGTGAATGTATTGTTCACAGCAATGCTCTCATAAATAAGTTGGCGCTTGCCGCTACAAACGAAGCAACGGGATTTTACGATGTTAATCTTCATGGGCCAGCAACAGGAGAATTCATAGGTTGTTCAGAAGACTACGATTTATGGATTAGAATAAGCGAACAATTTATGATTGTCCACATACCGGAATCTTTGGCTAAGGCAACTATCACAGGGTATAACCAAACCACAAACGTCACGCCCGAGGTGTTCTATAATAATTTCCAGTATATGATGTCTAAAATGAACAAGAGGATGAATGGTTAAAAAAAATTCTCGATTCATAGCTCCCGCTAGAGCGTTAGACGCTGGAAAATCAGAACACAAGCTTGTAAGTGTAATAATACCCGCCGCCGGGCTAGGGAGTAGGATGAAATCCTATGGGCCAAAGTGTTTGCTTCCTACATCAAACGGATCCACCATTCTAAACAAGATAATTAGCAACGTTAAAAAGGTATATCCTCATTGTGAAATAATTGTAGCTACCGGCTTTGAATCTGACAGAGTGGTAAAGGCTGTTTCAAAAGAGGTTAGAATTGTTGAAAACCAGCTTTATTCTGAAACAAATATGGTAGAAAGCATAAGGCTATCATTAAATAATGCCGTGAATAACGATATTATAATTATCAATGGGGATTTGATATTCAATGTTTTTACTTTGCAAAATCTTACACAATGTGGGTCTTGCGCTTTAATAGACACACAAAGCAGATTTCAAAAAAACGAGATAGGAGTCACGATTGTCGAAGACAGCGTCGTGCATTTTTCATACGGGCTGCCTGCCAAATGGGC